GACCACATCAATGTAAAAAGATATGTTAAAGGTAAAGGAGCATGGGAAGAATTAGAAATTACACTTTATGATCCTGTTGTTCCATCAGCAGCACAAGCAGTTATGGAATGGGTTCGTCTATCCCACGAATCAGTAACAGGTAGAGATGGATACTCAGATTTTTATAAAAAGGATGTAACAATTAATGTGTTAGGTCCTGTAGGTGATAAAGTCGAAGAATGGACACTTAAAGGTACATTCATTACCAACGCAACATTTGGTGACTTGGATTGGGCAAATACAACTGATCCAGTTGATGTAACTTTGACACTAAGATACGACTACGCTATCCTACAATTCTAAATTAATAACAAAAGGGAGTCAATTATGGCAGTCATCGCAGATAAGCAATGGTGGAAGTCAAAGACCATTTGGACATCAGTTGTTGCTGGTGTTGTTGGTGTTCTTCAAGCAGCAGGTGTTGTAGACCAAGTACCTGAAGTTGTTTGGACACTATTAGCATCTTTCGGTCTTTATTCCGTTAGAGACGCTGTTGGGAAATCAAATCCTGAAGTAAAAGCGTAAGTAATTTAGCTGGGTATCACAAACGATACCCAGCACATTAAGTTTTAATTAATCGGTTATATTGTTAATTCAATATTAATACATAGGAGAAAAACATGGCAGAAGAAAAACGCCGTTTTCCGACAGAGGTAGTTGATTTACCTTCTAAGGGTTTACTCTATCCAAAAGATTCACCACTGGCAGGTGGAACTATCGAGATAAAGTATATGACCGCTAAAGAAGAAGATATTTTAACTTCACGAAATCTTATTCAGAAAGGTGTGGTTTTGGATAAGTTGTTGGAATCAGTTATAGTAGACGATAAGGTGTCACTTGATGATTTATTATTAGGTGATAAAAATGCAATTATGATTGCAACAAGGATACTTGGATATGGTAAGGATTATCAAATTGAAATACAGGATCCATCTACGGGTGAAAAGCAATCAGAAACTTTTGATTTAACTAAAATTAAAGATAAAGCCTTTGCTAAAGAAGTATTTAAGGATGGTAAAAATGAATTTGATTTCGAATTACCAGCTTCTGAGACTCAAATTACATTTCGTCTTTTAACACATAAAGAAGAAAAAGAAATAGAAGCCGAATTAAAGGCACTTAGAAAATTTCAGAAAGATTCAGGAGTTACTTCAGAAATTACTACAAGGTTGAAAAAGGCAATCTTGAGTGTTGATGGGGATAATTCTACTAAAAGAATAAATGAATTTGTTGATTATGAATTATTATCAAGAGATTCTTTATCATTTAGAGAGTATCTTAAAGATATTACACCTGATGTGGATATGTCGTTTACCTTCACAAGTGAAGCTACTGGTGAAGATACGAGTATGGACATCCCATTAGATGTCGAGTTTTTTTGGCCTGCGGGCCGAAGATAAGCCCGCGATACACGAGCAAGTATTTTCCCTTTGTTTTCACGGCAAAGGAGGCTTCTCATTCACGGAAGTATATAATATGCCAACATATCTGCGCCGTTTTTACATACAATCGGCACAAAAATTCTACGAAGAAGAAAAGAAACAATATGATAAGGCAAATAAGAAATCATCGCCTGGAATTTCTCGACCAGGTATCACCAGAGGCTAACATTTTTTCCTATATATGATATTTATTATTGAGTTATACTATCCTGTAATAACAACAGAAATATTAAATCAATTACATTAGGAGAAGAAAATGGCTTCATCCAAAAAACCATTAACAGAAGAACAAATAAGAGAAGGTGTTTTTTCTAAAATACTTAGTCATATTTTAAATAAAAGAATTGATAAAGTAGAAAAGGCATTAAAAGATAACCCAAGACTAAAAAGGGCTTCAAAAAATGCTGATAAGGCATTAAAGGCTTTAGATAGAGAATTAAAAAAACAGGGTATCGGTGGAAAAATATCCCACACTCTTCCAGCTGACCATCCGTTTCTTGATTAATTTACCTTAAAGGAAATGAACTAAATGGCCCAAGATCCATCATTAAATTTAGCCAGAGAAAAGGCACAAATTGAAAAAGATATTGCTGCTATAAAAAAGAAGGCACAAAAAGAAGAAAGGGCCCATACTGATGGTGAATTAAAAAAATTAGAAACTTATAGGCAAAGAAAAAGACAGATAGCCAAGGAACAAGCTAAAGAAGAAGAAGCAGCGATAACTCGTGAAAATCAGAAATACGGATTAAAATCCTTACAGACTTCATTAGATGAAAAGGTTATGATGATAACCAAAAAGATGGGTAAATACCAAAAAACTTTAACACAGGAATATTATAAACAAGGGTTACATTTACATGGATTTTTAGAAGATGGTTTAAGATTTACAAATCAAGTGATAGGGTTGAATAAAAATATTGCTATTAGTACGGATATGTTTGATAGTCAATCTAAGGTTATTCGGCGGTTTGCACCTGATTTTACAAATCTTGTAGATTCCCAAAAAGTCTCATTAGATTTATCACAATCAATAGGTAAAACATATGATGATATGGGAAAAGGTTCTTTTCAAGATTTGACCAAAGAGGCTGAAGAACAAGTTAAGATAGCTGAAAACCAAAAGAAATATGTTGATGAGGTTGCAACAGCAGCATTACAGGCACAGGCTGATAAACTGCATGGTAATAGTAAAGAAAAGAAAGAAATCTTAGCGAGAATAAAAGAAATGAAGGCAGCTGCCAATTTGGGAGTGAGAACTGCAAAAAATAATGAAGCTCAAGCAAAAAAATTAAAAGTAATACATCAACAAACAGCAGCAGCGGCTGATTTAATTTTAGATCCATTTCAAAAATTACAAGGGGTATTAGAATCAACCAAGATGGGTAAACTAGCATCAGAAATAGTAGGGGTGGATGATGTTATATCAACATTCAGTGATAGACTTACAACGGATTTGTCAAATTCACTTGATGAGTCAAATAATATGAATTTTGGTCTGGCCTTTCATAACCTAAAAGTTTATGGAGAACAGGCAGTAAAGTCATTATCAGAAGGATTTGAAAAACTTGGTAAAACATTTACTGGAATAAATAATGCTATGGGTGGAATGTTAGGACCTGCATTAGCAATAGTTGCAGTCCTAATGGTAGCAAAGAAAGTAGCAGAAATGTTCTATGGTGGTATGTCAGAAACTCGTAAGGAGTTCGGACTTACATATGCAGAAGCTGCTGGATTACAAAATACGCTCAACACCACATCAATGGAAATGAAATTTCTTGGTGTAAGTACAGAAGATGTGAAGGCGGGAGCTCAAGGTATTATGGATAACTTGGGTGGGTTAGGACAAGTTACTGGAGAGAATGTAAAATCCATGGCCAGATTAAATGGATTGTATGGTATTAGTAGTGAAAATACTGGTGTACTTGCAAGTCAAATGATGGCGGTTGGTGCAAGTAGTTATGACGCAGTTAATTCTCAGTTAGAGTCGGTAGCTGCACTTTCACAGGCAAATGGAGTTGCACCTGCAGCGATTATGAATGATGTGGCAACTAATAGTGAGGCATTTGCAAAATTTGCAGGAGAGGGTGGTGAAAATGTATTTAAAGCGGCGATAGCAGCAAGAAAACTTGGTTTAGATATGGCTACCGTTGAAAAAATGGCAGATAGTTTATTGGAATTCGAAACATCCATAAATGCTCAGATGGAAGCAAGTATGTTAATTGGTCGTAATATCAATACAGATAAAGCTCGTGAAATGGCATTAGCTGGTAATTTGGAAGGAATGCAAAAAGAGATTACCAAACAGATTGGTACTGCAGCAGATTATGAAAAATTAAATGTCGTACAAAGACAATCTTTAGCAGCTGCCTTTGGTATTAGTGTAGCTGAATTGGGTAAAATGGTTACTAATCAAGATAAATTAAATAGTATGACAGATGCACAAAAGAAAAGACAGGATTTGATAGCAGATGCTATGGAAAAGATAGGAGAGATTTGGACAAGATTTATGGGTATATTTAAAGCGACCATACCATTAGCTATTGGTTTACTTTCACCATTTATAGCAATTGCTGGAGCCTTAGTATTGGTACTCGGATATGTTTCTGAATTTATAGGATGGTTAAATGAAGCAAATGTACTTGGTGTTGGATTGGGTGATGTTATTATGTTTGCCGCTGGTGCAGCTTTATTATTTAGGACAAATCTAATGGGTGGTGGAATCATGGGTTTTCTTAAAAGTACAAAAGATATGATTTTTGCGATGGGTGGAAAACTAAAAGGTCTTGGTGGATTGTTTGGTGGTGGAGGCCCAACTACAAAGAGTGGAAAGCCTGATATGAGATTTAAGGCTAATAAAAAACCAGCTATACCTCAAAGTAGAAAAGGTGGTGGTGGTCCACTTGGTGGAATGTTTGAAAAATTTGACGCAAAGAAAGCACTCGGTGGAGCAGCGGCACTATTGATTATATCAGCCGCTCTATTTGTTACAGCAAAAGCATTACAAGAATTTGGAAAAGTAAATTGGGGTGATATGGGTAAGGCAGGAGTTGCATTACTTGGATTAACTATTACCTTGGCCGCTATCGGAGCGATAATGATGAGTGGTGTTGGAGCACTTGCAATAGTTGCAGGAGCAGGAGCTATGTTGATAATGGCATCAGCTTTACTTGTATTGGGAATTGCCATACAACAGATAAGTAAAGGAATGGAATCCTTTGTACCGACAATTCAAACATTAGCACCTATGTCGGAAGGAATATTTAAATTAGCAGGTGCATTTACTGCATTGGGAGTGAGTATGGGAGCTATGGCACTTGGAGCACTTGCATTAATACCAGCATTACCTGTATTGATGACTTTGGCAGCAATTGGAGCACTTGGTGGAAATGTATTAGGTGGTGGTGGAGAAAAAACCGCAGCAAATGGAGAAAGTCCTGTTGAATTAAAACTCATCGAGACAAATGCTAAATTAGACAAATTAATAGAAATAATGGGTGAGGGTGGTATTATAGCAGAAAATCTACATGGAATTAAACGAAATACTGGTGATTTCACCGATTCAATAATGACAGCATAATAGAGAAAAAAATGGCACTAAAAGACTTAGTAACAGATTTAACAAACTTTAAGTATACCGATTATGGGAACGCTGGAAGTAATCAATCCCAAATTTCAGGTAGACACGGAACGATTGATGATCCAATTGATAATACAGATTTCGATAATGGTGTTGGTAGAGGTGTTGATCCTAATTCAGAACCACAATCGTTTACCGTAAGGGGATATCAAGTTACAGGTAACAAAAGATTTTATATTGGTTTACAAGGAGATTTGATACCACGAGATGCATCCTTATATGGAACGGGTACTTTTGATGGTATTTCAGGAGTTTTTGATTTCACACAAACAAGAGATAGACTAAGAGTCGTATATAGTAATTATGGTAATAACGAATTCAGTACAGATGGTTCTATTCATATTGGTTCACAAGATACAGCTGGAGTCGTTGGTGGTGGATTGAATTATTATGGAAGTTTAGTACCAATAACACCAAGAAATTCAATCTATCGTGATGATAGTGGAAATTACAGAGTTCCACAAGAAGGTAAGAATACAAATCCACCAGGTGGTATTAGTAACATTCCTTTGTTCGATGGTACACAAATAACATTTAATATTCCACAACATACTTCATCTGGACCTACTCAGTTTACAATACAACCATTAAACACTACACCATTAATACCTGATTTACACGGAAGTGATTTTATGACTCAACCATCTTATACGAGTCAGATTGATACAAATACCGTTACTCATAATGTATCTATGATTAATTTGAGTGGCCCAACATCCCAACCATATCAGACACAATTAAATACAATACCAGTTGCAGATGGAGCACATGGTAGTGATTTTTCAACCACACCAATAGAATCATTTAGTAGTAGATTTGCTACACAAGACGGATTATTGATGGACACGGTTCATGATTCAGGATTTAATCGTGATGGAATGTATATTGTAGGTCAAAGTGAACCATCTATACCAGAATTTAAAGTATTTAGTAGAACCGATACATCACTCAAAAGGATTAGTTTAGATTCACCTAATTTTGATAGTGATGGAAACAAAGAATTTACAT